TTCGAAGAAGTGTGGAAGATGTGTTCGAGTTAATCGTGAACTTTCTTCATGTGCTTTATCCAAGCAAGTTTAGATTTGAAACTCTTCTTGCAATGTGGACACTCGATCATTGAATCACTTCATCGCTTTTCGAGTTTTAACATGAGCCTTGGCCATTAATTGAGACATCTTGGTGCGCGGGTGTTTCTTTTTGAGTTTCTTTAATTGAATTCCGAACTCTTTCGAATACTTCGAAACCTTCTTTCTTTTCTTTCTAGGTTTAACACCTGGATCATTACCTATCCCAGGTTCCGGTAAGATCGATCCTCCCATGGCCATATCTTTCAATGCTTCATATTCTTCGAGTGTTAACGTTACGTGTGCCATTTTAATTCCTCCTCGTTAGTGATGCCGTCATCATCGCGATTGCTACAGCCCTAGCAATTGGAGCTAGACGTGGATTAATAATCGAAATGAATGTTGCTTTCCTTGCTAATCTACGGTCATCCGCGGAAGTACAACCCGTATTCGAACATGATCGATCATGTTCTTTGCAAGCACGATCGAGTGAATCAATTGGTTTTACCGACCAATCAACTCTCGAATCGTTTGAAGCATACGGTTTACCACCCGTCCAATTAGGACCACAGTAATTACCATGTATCTTGACCAAGGGTTTAACCCTCCATTCAAGCAGACAATACTTCAGATTGTACTAGAGCCGCATATGTCGCACTATCGGCTTTCGCACGGTAAAGCCATACACGACCAGAGATTGTTTTAGCAACGAGATTGTTTCCGCCAACTACCTGAACAAAGAAATTGTTAGTTGCGATGATACCAAGGTAATCTAAATCCCCGGTGTAAGAAGAATCTGCTTTTCGACTGAACGCGACTCCGCCATCGACGAAGCCGGCCGCTCGAATTTCATCTCGGGCTACTGCCAAGGTGTTAGAATTTCCAAGACCAGCGGTGGCGGTTTGAGATGTTGAAGTAACAGAACCAATGGTTTGACTGTTAACAGCTGCTTGTGCATCAGGAGAACCTAGATCGATGTCAATCGCTAATACTACAGCAACTTCATTATTCAAAATATCTAGTTGCAAAGCAATTTCTTCTTGAGTAAAAACATTCGGTCCCGTCTCGTTAAATCCAAAACTTACGGCTATCAATTCGCTGGTCTTCTTAAATCCCATGTTGGTGTGCTAACTACACTAGGTGTATAAATCTTGGCGCACTCCTACCAGTAGCAGTTTATCTTCTTATCAAAATTCGTTTTGACTTTACTGCACGAGGAAAGCCACAGGCCACGGCCGGTGCTGCTGCGCAAGCATCCGCGCCTTTCCTCCTACTACAGCGGTACTACCGGGGGCCTTGTACCTAAGAACTTTGCACCTACATGCGTTATGCGTGCGCATAGATTTAAGTAAAAAGGAATAGTCGGAATGGATATGCGACCGATAAACGTCACATTAGACTCCCAGACATGGGAATACGCCAAACAAAAGAGCAACTTTAGCCAATGGGTTCGAATGCAGCTACGAATAGATGCTGATCCACATTCATTGCAGGCTCAATTAACTACAGCCCGTAAAGCAATCAAGCATTACATCAGGCTACAAGAAGAGCATTGGGCACAGGAGGACTCACAATGAACTGCCATCATACAATTCCGGCTCAAGAATGTCCTGTTTGTTTCCCAGAAGAGGAAGAAGGTTCACATCATACTTACATCTTCACTAAGGCAGGGATTAAGATTGGATATTTACGCATCACCAATAGTGCAAAAGTACTTTCGATCTACTTGGGTGAATCCGCGGTTAGTAATTCGGGCCTATTCTTTCCGGAGGAATTGGAATGAAGGTACAAATGACGTTCTCAATGAAATCATTTTCTAAAGTTTGCATTATTTGTGGTGATCGAGTCTCCACTAACTCGCGTTCGAAGAAGTGTGGAAGATGTGTTCGAGTTAATCGTGAACTTTCTTCATGTGCTTTATCCAAGCAAGTTTAGATTTGAAACTCTTCTTGCAATGTGGACACTCGATCATTGAATCACTTCATCGCTTTTCGAGTTTTAACATG